GTAGCTATGTAATAATCCCACCCCTCTGTATTACACACAAAATTTCTAGGAGAGGTATATCACACTGTCCCTCAAAGAGTTACACGCAGATACTTAAAGCTAAACTTTAGCACTTGACATTGTCAAAAAAATGTTGTAACTTTGCCCAAGTGAAACTGCTCACGTAAGAGGGGGCTTACGGCCCGAGCCCCTCTGAGAGCGGAGAGAGCTTTTAGATGTTGAATCGGGGCCAAGTATGCTCTCATGAAAGCAAAGAAAAGAGATCCTAAAGTAGGTACTGGCAAGAAGCCAAAGGGCTCTGACAGGAGACTGTACACGGATGAGAATCCGAAGGATACTGTTGGGATAAAGTTTGCCACACCTAAGGACGCAAGGGATACTGTCGAAAAAGTCAAGAGGATAAACAAACCCTTTGCTAGGAAGATCCAGATACTAACTGTTCTTGAGCAGAGAGCTAAGTTCGCTAACAAACCTCAGCAAGCAGCCATAGCTAGGAGAGGTAAAGATCAGATAAGACGTGCGAGCAAAAAAGACTAGAAAGAAGATATCTGATAAGATCAGGTTACTTAAAAAAGAAGGGAAGCCACAGGATCAGGCTGTCGCTATAGCCCTCAGTATGTACGGGAAGCGGCGTAAGAAAAAGTGATATATTTGCCACATGGCAGACCTTAGTGTAACAGTATCAGATACTATCACTGTAAGCGGCAGGAAGTACGGGGCTGAGCGTACTCATACTATTAGTGGTGTGAATAACGTGGTCCACGGATTCGTTGACATCCCGAATGCATCTTACTTCAACCTGCTTGCTTTTGAGTCCTCAGCTTCTCAAGGGTTCCAAGAGCTCACTAATGGTGCTTTGAAGTATTTGAGAATCACTAACACTGATAGTACCCACCCTATCTTTGTTTCTTGGGGAACGAACACTGGCGCAGCCACACCTCCGCATGATCTCACAAATCAAGAGATCCCAGCAGGGTGCTCATTCGTGCTGTTTGCAGATGACAACGATACTGCATCATCATTCACTGTGACTCAGAACAACCTGTACAGAATTGCACTAAGAGCAACTGGCGGCACTGCTGTTGCAGATATCTTTTTAGCATCAGCGTAATGTCAAGACTTACTACTAAAATAAAAGAGTCTGTCACCCTCAACGGTAATTCGTTTGGGAATGAGCAAACCAAGACTCACGACAACATCACTACAGTACGTCAAGATGTGATTGATGTAGATAGCGGTTCTTCAACCGAGCTGTTCAACTTCGCTGCTGCAAGAGCAGGGATGGGTACAGTGCAAGATGCAAAGAGTAAGTATATTAGAATCACAAACTTAGACAGCTCTAACTTTGTGACCATCAACTTGATGCTGGATCTATCTACTGATGAGTTCTCATCAATCGTGCTCCCAGCGGGTGCTAGCTTTCTCATCACCAAAGACACAATGAAGACAGGATCACTGACTACATCTCTGACTCAGCTGGATGCTATCCACGCTAAAGCAGATACAGCAGACTGTCAGGTAGAAATAATTATAGCTGAGATCAACTAATGAAGCGAAGCAAGAAAAAACTAGCCACCCAAGCGGCCATTGCTATTGCGATGAAGAAAGCTGGGAAGAAACCTAAGAAGTTTCAACAAGGTGGTCCCCTTGACGTATCACAAGCTCAGGCTTACATAAACATGCTTTTGAATCAAGCAGGTACTGGGGAAGAGGAAGAAGATCTGATGGAAGGTCGTCACTACATCCCACGTATGTCATCAGAATCTAGACAGAAGCTGATTGAGCTTGGGGGTGATGCCATCAAGAAAGCTAGTATAAAAAGTCTTGAGAGAAGAGCAGAGAGAGCTGGCAAGAGAGAAGCGGAGGCCATAAGAAAAAGGCAAGAGCTTGGTATGGAGAAGATGGAGTCTTTACAGCCATCAGAATTAGATAGCGGGGCTGAAGAGCCGATGATGAACGTAGATGATGTATTGCAGGATCTGGCTGACAAGTCTGAAGCAGAACTTAAGTACGGTGGTAAGCTCCTAAAGAAATATAAGAAACGCAAAAAACGCAACAGGCGATGATGAATAGCGGCACTATGGCTGACATGATTATGGAGGCCATGCAGAAGAAACAGGGTCCGAAGGACACCTTTAATATGCGTGGCGGGAAAGCGTCACCTGTAATGTACGAGGAAGAAACCTCTCGTGAGTTCGTTATGTACGAAGCACCCAACGGTGAAGAGGTGAAGATCTACGGTAGCTGGAATGAGTTTGCTGTGGATCGCAACGCCGAAGGCAATGACCTGATCGGTGATGAGAACTTCCCTGTTATGCGAAACAAAGATGGCGAGTACATTCTCGACATGCAATCATACGAAGACCAGAAGTCTGAATCTGAGATCATCGAGAAAGGTGAAGGAGAGGAACAGGCTCCAGAACAACCAAGTAATAACATGCCCCCTAAAATGATGTACGGGGGTTCTATCAAAAGATTCAGATAATGGCTACCCCACGAGAAATCGCTAAGTTCAAGCAGCTGAGAAAGAAAAACCCCAGAAGAGAAGGGGAGAGTGTCGCTGATTACAACAAGAGAATCGAAAGACTTGTTGCTGAATCTATGGCAGGAAAAGAAGGCGAGACCAGATCTGGTGCCGCCGAAGCAACCGAAGCTCAGAGACGAGAAGGTCAAGAGAAGAAAAGAAATAGACAGCAATCCAATAAGCCGGAGGAGAAGCCGAAGGCTCAAGCTGCTAAGCCAACTACTCTAGAAAAAGTAAAAAAATTCGCTGCCGAACAAGCCGCTAAGAAGAGAAAAGCAGCGGCGCAGAAAAAAGCTGCTGAGCTTCAAAAAGCAAAAGATAGAGCTGCTGCGGAGGGATTTAAGCCTACCCGCCGAAAAGCTTCAGCTATCAAGCTTGCTGATCCTGACACCCCTGAGATGAGGATGACTCGAAAGCCCATGCCTAAGTCTGAAGAAAAAAAGCTTACTCGTTCTGAAAAAAGAATGGTAAGACGAGGCGAGAGCGGTAGAGCTGACAAGGCTATGGGTAGGTCTGAAGCAAGGAAGACTAAGGCGCAATCTAAAGCGACTGTCAAAGAAACTAAGCAAGAGATCTCGAAACTCAATAAGCAGATTGCTGGCGCTGAAAAAGCAGCTAAAGCAAAAGCCAAAGCTGACAAGCGAGTGACCAGAGCTACGAGCAAGAAAGAGAAATTAGAGGCCCGTTTGAAGGCACTTAGATCATAACTATATTTGCAACTATGAAAGCTGTAAAAAACAAGTATCCCGGTGGCGGCAAGATGAAGCGCCAGATGATGATGGAGATGGGTGGCAAGATGAAGAAGAAGCGCCCTATGTACCAAGAAGGTGGTGAGATCAAAGCTCAAATGGCTACCATTAAACGACTCACTAATGAGCTTCGTATGGCTAATAAGAGATTTGGCATGGGTGCTCCTGAAACCAAGGCCGCTCAGAAAGCGCTTGACGCGGCTCGAGCTGAGCTCAAGAAAATGCAAGCTGCTGCCAAAAAGTTAGGCGAGGTTGGCGTTTCAGGCTTTGTTCGTCCAGACGAGATCCCAGCCCAAGAGACGCAATCGCAAAGAGCGAAGCGTCTCAAAGGCATGAGATAATTAGAATACTAAGATATTCTTGAGTGGTACTCGAGAAGAGTTGAAGTCTGATTCTTTGAGTCGGATTTCTTCTGCTTCTTGTACATTGGTGTGCAGAAACACACGGGCCACTTTACCATCACTAGGTCGTTCAAAGGTGACTAGCGAGTACTCAGCGGTAGCGTACTCTTGACCAACAAGATCTAACGGGATAGCAACACGATCACCGAAGGGTAACCCACGCTCATCGTTGAGCAGTTCGTGCATGATGGCGATGGTGTCTCGTGAAAGATTTTCGTACTCCCAGATCAAGTACTGACGGATGATACAGTCTTCATCAGTGTGTACGATCACAGAGTCTACTTGTGCTTGGATGTTGAGTGCAGCGATTACTGCGAGGAGGAATGCAATTGACTTTTTCATAACGGCTTTTGGGTTTTGCGTTCTGATCTTAGTATACGAACTTTACCCCATTCCTTCCAAATTTTCCGACCACTTTATTTTCTAGTACGTAGTACTAATCTAGGGCGTTGTAGAACCTCTGGACCAACAGCCTAGCCCTCTGAGTTAGCGCGTAGCGCACTCGGTAGTTGAACTTGGTTTCCTCCCTGAACATGTGATCCTCAAGTTCACGAGAGGGCGTGAGCTTGTCGAAGTGCTTGTAGATCAGATCCTGTTTCACCATCGGGTAGATCATGCGCTTACCTACGTTTGACTTGTTCATCCCATACTCCTCTGCTACGTAGTCTATAGTAAAGAACTCGAGGTCATACGCCCACAGCATGAACTCCAAGTGGCTGGCCGATACCTCGTGCGCCTTGCAGAAGCTCTCCCGTGTGTTACGCAAGTTCTTCAGGTAGTTGTACCCCAGATACCTCTCCTTCATGAAAGACACGTCTCGGAACATGCGTTTCTTCGCAACTCTGGACTTTGCCATAATTCGTATCTTTGAGATACAAATCTAGACGAAATGAACCAGCAGGAAGTCGAATTCATGGCGAAGGTCTACTTAAAGATCCAAGAGATCGAGGCTCTTACAAAAGAATACGGCTACGAGGATAGGGTCATGAGCGCAATAATTTTCGGCCTGATAGAGGAAGAAATGAAAGAAGCTATTGATGAAGGAAGAATGGTGGAGCTGCAATCTGTGTTTAGCTTCAACCTCGAAGATAAAGAGGAGTTAGAGACAGTAAAGAAACTCATGGACGCTACCTTCGAGGAACCTAAAGATAAAGGGAAGGGATTCTCAGACCTGTTCGGGGGCATTGACTTGAACCTGAATTAAAATGGAAGGACTTATTAGGAAGATCGTGATTGGGAAAGATCCCAAGAACGGCATGGCTTATTATATTGGCATGAGAGCAGGCGGCGGTAAAGTCGTTGCCATTCTGCAAGACGAAGGATACTTGCACAAGCACTCGAAGACTAGATACCTTGTCTATATTGAAGATGAGGAGGGTACTCAATTATGGAAGGCTATCGACGGAATGCCCTGCATACTTGAGTTTGATTTGAATTTTTAATTTATGAGAACACTTGATATTTTTGTCGTTGACATACCAAAGCGTATCAACGACACCATCCGCACGCAGGGTGGTTTAGAACTTTATGTAGATACAAAATTCGATGAGTTTAAGCACAGGGTTAATGAAGGTGAAGTCGTGGCTTGGCCGGAGCGTTACGAAGTTGATGCTCGGGTTGGCGACACTTTATATTTTCATCACTTGGTGGTCGTTGAGAATGGTCAACCACTTACTGGGGTTGAGGACCATTACATTGTCAAGTGTGATAAGCAGTATACGCTCAACAATCAAGCATTTGCTTACAAGTGTAAAAAAACTGGGGAGGTCCATCCTCTCTTTGGTTGGACACTACTGGAAGCAGTTGATCAAGAAGATGAGCGAGTTTCTGAGATTATTGAGATCGTAAAGGTCGAAGAAGAACCCATCACAACAGGACGAGTTGCTTTTGATTGCAAGGAGCTAGATGAGCTTGGAGTAAAGAAAGGTGATGTCGTTGGCTTCCGTAAAGGCATGGACTATCGTGTCCAAGTAGAAGGCAAGGAGTACTATCGTGTTCGCGCAGAAGACCTCCTGTATGTCGAAACGTGAGTTTACTACCGTAAATGCGGCAAGGCGACTCATGTCCAGCATGGAGGTCGCTATCGACAATATGATTGCCGAAGTAAAAAAGCCTGTCGATCCAGAGGCAGGTGGCTCTGCACGTAAAGCGGAGCTTCAATCAATCAAACAAACTGCCATCGACTGTAAAGAGCTACTGATCGAAAGACAGAAGCTGGAGCAGATGGTGAAAGAACTACAAGAGAATGGAAGCATCGAAGAAGCCCGAGACTTCTCCGGAGGTATCGCAGAGCGATTTAGTAAGTGACTTCACTCACGACGACTACTGGTATTTCGAAGACAGCTGGAATAGAGCTCACGGAGACCCATTTAAAGAAGGGTATGCTCAAGGGCAGAAGGATTTAGCAGGGTTGATCATGGAGACCTTCAAGCAGTATGAAGTTCCTCTGATGCTTTGGGAGGCTCTTAAAGAATACTGATCATGCTGATCGAAGTAGAAGGCTATGAAGATAAAGCTGTTGTGGTGGACCCTCGAGGGACACACGGTGAAGTACTCGATATCGAGGGGCTACTTGTTGCTCTCCCGAAGAAACCACCCAAAAAAGAAATCCTTTTCTCTGAAGAGCCTCGGAAGATGCAGATGTGGCGAAGGCTTGACGTGCCGCAAGAGCTGTCTTCAATACGAAGTATGGATGAGTGGTACGAAAAACCTGCTGAGTTCAGGAAAAAATTTCTTCCATATATCGAAAGGGAATTTGACCGCCGCCGTAACGGTGTTTGGTTTTACAATAATGGGGAGCCTACGTATGTTACAGGTAGGCACTACATGCTACTCCAATGGACCAAGCTTGATATTGGACACCCATATTACTTCGCTTTCCAAAGGAGGATTTATCTCCACATGGCTGCTTGCGAAGCTGATCCTCGTTGCATCGGCCAGCTTTATACTAAGTGTCGCCGTTCTGGTTACACTAATATCTGTTCTGCGGTTCTTGTGGATGAGGCTACGCAAGTTAAAGACAAGCTGCTGGGCATTCAGTCAAAGACTGGTAAGGATGCTCAGGAAAACATATTCATGAAAAAGACGGTGTCGATGTTTAAGTCGTACCCATTCTTTTTTAAGCCTATCCAAGACGGTACAACCAACCCACGTATGGAGCTGGCATTCCGAGAGCCGTCGAAACGAATCACAAAGAACAACAAGACATCCACCAAGGGTGATGCCCTGAACACAGTAATCAACTGGAAGAATACTACTAACAACGCATATGATGGTGAGAAGCTTCACCTGCTGTACCTTGATGAGGCTGGTAAGTGGGAGAAGCCAGCGGATATACGTGAGGCTTGGCGCATTGAGCGCACCTGTCTGATCGTGGGTAGAAAGATTGTAGGGAAGGCTCTGGTCGGATCTACAGTAAACCCAATGGATAAAGGTGGTGAGGAGTTCCGTGAGCTATGGGATGACTCCGATCCTACAGAGCGTAACGCCAACGGTAGAACTAAGAGCGGGCTGTACGGGCTGTTCATTCCGGCTTATGACGCACTCGAAGGGTTTTTTGATCAGTACGGTAACTGCGTAGCCGAAGACCCCGAAGAACCTGTGATGGGGATAGACGGGGAGATGATCGACATCGGGTCCAAGACATACCTGAAGAATGAAAGGAATGCGCTGAAGAATAACCCTAAGGAAATGAACGAGATAGTTCGACAGTTTCCGTGGAGTATCGACGAGGCGTTCCGTGATAGCATAGAAGGCAGTGTGTTCAACGTGGGTAAGATCTACCAGCAGATTGACCACAACAACAACCTGTATCCAGACCCAGTAGTACAGGGGAACTTTATCTGGAAGGAGAAAGACAAAGAGGTTGTATTCTCTCCTGACCCTCATGGTAGATTCCGAGTGTCGTGGCACCCAGAGCCTAAGCATAGAAACAAGTACATTGAAGATAGGGGTGGAAAGAAATCACCTGCAAACACACACGTAGGCGTAGGTGGTGTCGATAGCTACGATCTGGATCAGACTGTTGATGGTAGAGGTTCGAAGGGAGCTATGCACCTGTACAACAAGTTCAACATGCAGGCACCATCCAACATGTTTGTGTTGGAGTATGCTTCACGCCCAGACCTTGCTGCGATATTTTATGAGGATGTTTTGATGGCTGCATTCTATTACGGGTACCCTCTTTTGATAGAGAATAACAAGTATGGGATCGCTAGATATTTTGAGCAGCGAGGATACGATAACTATCTGATGGACAGGCCACAACACCTCTCCAGTTCAAGTAATAAAGTAAAGGTCAAGACTAAAGGGGTACCATCTAACTCGGTGGACATGATACAGTCTCATGCACAATCAATTGAGCACTACATACATAACTATGTAGGTATCAAACCCGAGACTGATATGTTTGGCAATATGTATTTTAACCGAACTCTAGAGGATTGGATAGCGTACAAAATCGACAAGAGAACTAAGTATGACCTTACTATATCATCTGGTCTGGCTCTTCTCGCGGCACAAAAAGAGAAGAAGAAAAAAGTAGAATCCAACTTCGACGAGAGGAAGTTCTTTCGTAAGTACAAGCCTAAATCCTTTCATTCATAGAATCTCTATATTTGCAAGGATATGTACGGAAGTCAGAAGAAATCAAAAATGGGTTTCCCAGACCCGCTTGAGCCAAGGGAAGTAAAAGAGGGGAAGGCTTACGGAATGAGATACGCTAAGGCGATCTTGGACCAGTGGGGCGACATGGATACAGCACAGTCTCTGCTACAAAGGAGAAAGCGTATCTTCAAGAGAAATCGCAAGTATGCGAATGGAACCCAAGATACTTCAATCTACAGGCAGTTACTTACCTCCCTCGACCCCAACAACGGTGATGGCAGCTTCTTGAATCTAGACTTTACTCCGGTCCCCATCCTGCCTAAGTTTGTGCGGATTGTTGTAAACAAGATTCTCTCAAAAAAGCCCTACCCTAATCTTGAGGCAGTTGATCCACTCTCCTCTTCAGAGAAAGATCTGGAGAGAAGAAAGATTGAGATGCAAGTGCAGTCTAAAGCTGGGATGAAACAGATCTCAGACAAGCTCGGCGTTGGTCAGGCTAAGATGGCTGAGGTTCCAGACACTCTCGAAGAAGCAGAGATCTTCATCGGCAACAACATCAAATCATCTTCTGAGATCGCAGCACAGATCGCCACCAACATGACGCTTGAGTGGAATGACTTCTCTGACACTACGTACAGACGCTGCGTGAATGATTTAGCTGTAGTGGGTATGGCTGTTGTGAAGAGACAGAACGACCCTAACTACGGCATCACCGAGGATTACGTTGATCCTGTAAACTTTGTGCATAGCTACACCGAAGACCCCAACTTCGGCGATGTTGTTTATGCTGGTCACATCAAGCGTATGCCTATCTCTGAGTTGAGAAGGATTGCTGGGGATCAGATCAGCGAAGAGCAGATGAAGGAGATCGCTAAAAAAGCCCAGAAGAAGTATGGGTATGATCTGTCAAAAATGAGTGAGAGCTCATACGATGAGCATCTGAAAAAATATAAGTTTGGTTATGACGAGTACATGATTGACGTTATGGACTTTGAGTTCAAGTCTGTCGATTGCATGTTCTTCGAGTCCAAAGAAAGTCGTCACGGAAATACTGGATTCTACTTCAAGGGAAACAGCTATAAAGAACCTACAAACTCTGTATACAAGAGAGAGGTTACTAAGATGGAGAACGAGACCATCTATGGCGGTTGCTACGTTGTGGGGTGCAATTACATCTTCAATTACGGCCTCAAGACCAACATCCCTAAAAACCTGCACGACCTTTCTAGAGCAAACCTTTCTTACTCGGTGGTAGCGACCAACTTCTTGGATATGATTCCAAAGTCTATGGTAGATAGCTGCATCGGGTTTGCTGATCAATTGCAACTCACCCACCTGAAGATTCAGCAGGCAATCGCTAAGGCTAAGCCTGACGGCATCATCATTGACATCGAAGGGCTGGAGAATGTACAGCTCGGCAAGGGCGGTGAGCTTCAGCCTCTAGATCTGCACGACATCTACGAGCAGACTGGTGTCTTCTACTATAGATCTAAAAACCCAGAAGGTGGCTTCCAGAATCCTCCGATTCGTGAGATTGGCAACTCGATCAGAAACATCAACGAGTTCATCGGCTTGTACAATCATTACCTGCGCCTCATTAGAGATACTACTGGTATTAACGAGGCTATGGATGCTTCTACTCCGAAGGGCGATGCTCTTGTGGGAGTACAGCAGATGGCTCTTGCTGCTGGAAACAACGCCATTTATGATATCACAAATGCTTCAATGATGCTGTTCAGAAAAGTCTGCGCAGACATCGTGAAGTGTATTCAGGTGATCCCTAACGAATCCATTCTGTACAAGATGTACGCTAACGCTATTGGGAACGAGAACATCTCTCTGCTCTCTACGTTTGCAAACATGCCGATGTACAACTTCGGTGTAACGGTACAGAAAGAAATGGAGGAGATGGAGAAGCAGTATCTGGAGCAAAACATTCAGATCTCTCTATCTCAGAAAGAGATTGATATCGAGGATGCTATTGCTATCAGACAGCTCAAGGACATCAATCAAGCAGAGCGCCTGTTGATCGTCAGACGTAAAAAGCGTCAGGCTCAAGCTCAACGGATGGCCCAGCAGAACTCTCAGATGCAAGCACAGATGCAAGCGCAAGCTGCACAGCAAGCATCACAGGCTCGCATGCAGGAGCTTCAAATGCAGAATCAAACCGAAGCTCAGATGATGCAGCTTAAGAGTCAGCTTGAGACGCAAATGGAGCAGATGAAGCATGAGCATAGGAGAGAGATTGAAATGATCAGAGCTCAAGCTACCCTTGGATTTAAGACAGAAGAGCAAGAGTTCAAAGAGAAGATTGAAGTCTTCAAGGAGGAGCAAAAGAATGAGCGCGTAGAAAAGCAAGCAGTCAAACAGTCTCAACTCATCTCACAAAGACAGGGGTTGAGAGAAGAACTGACTGAGACCCTTGAAGAGGCTGGTGCTGAACCTGCTGAAGCAAAAGACCAAGTTGATAAAATCATTGACCAGATAATTAACCAGTAATGTCATCAGTAAATCTAGATACCGCATCCCGCCTGAACATCACTTGTAGACGAGGAGATACGTTCTCACTTGAGCTGGACTTTGGTGAGGCTGTTGCTACTAGCGGTTGGCAGTTAACTGTCAAGAATAGAGGGCAAGTTACTGCTGCGCGAAGCTCTTTGAGAAAGAGCGAAGAATCGGTGATTGCCGTTGATGATGGCGGTATTTCTATCGGCACTGGTGCTGGATCTATTGCAAACGCAAAAGCTACTATTACTATTGATGCCTCCATTATGGCTGAGATTCTTCCGGGGACATACTCTTACGACTTCCAGAATAGTAGCGATGGTGTTGTCAAGACTCACCTGTTTGGTTCATTCAAAGTAAACGCTGACGTATAATGGCAATCACAGTTACCGTAAACGGTGGTTCTCCGATCACTATTAGTAAGCAATCGGTATCCCCTATAAGCGTAAGCATAGTAGGTGCTACCGGACCTGCCGGAGCTACAGGTGCAACGGGAGCCACTGGTGCTGCTGGCGCTGATGGCAAGACCTACACTATCTCATGCGTGGATGGCGACAACTCTGATGAAGAGAAAATTAGACTTACTGACAATGATGGGACCACAGATGATGTAGTTCTTGAGGCTGGTACAGGAATGTCTATTGCTAGATCTGGCGACAAGATTACCCTGACTAACACTGTAACAGACACTAACACTCAGCTAAGCACTGAGCAAGTGCAGGATATTGTTGGCGCAATGTTCAGCGGCAATACCGAGACACGTATATCTGCTACATACGAAGACTCTGATGGTACGATAGATCTTGTGGTTGACGACATGACTGCAAACACTCAGTTAACCACTGAGGAAGTTCAGGACATAGTCGGGGGGATGTTTACTGGGAACACTGAGACTGGTATCTCCGCAACATACGAAGACAGTGATGGCACCATTGACTTGGTTGTCTCGGGAGGCGGCTTTAAAATGCTACAGAACTACTCTTACTCTGACACTGGCACTAGCGATAAATTTTTTGTGCAGACTGACGTTACAGAGCTTTCTGGTAGTAATGCAGCTAGAGACTTTAGGTCAGCTTTTGCTATTCCAATTGCAGGTTCTATTCATGCTGCAACGATGATGGGAGCTTCTGGTATAAGTGGTGTTACATACAGGTTGATTGTTCACATAAACAATACTGCTACTTATTTTGCAGACGCTGTAGGTGGTAACGA